CGTTGGTGTCCAGCTTTAACTCTTCAATGATCCAAGGATCGTAGGCCTTGCGCCTGGACTTGATTTCAAACAAGTAGTTTTCGTTCTCGTAATCAAAGGAACTGAACTGATCCTCAGCCTTGATTAGTTTACTGATGCCCGTGAAGGCTATCATTATCTGCTCCGCTACTTGTGCTTCTGTCATAGGTGCATTCCCTTCGCTCTCTTTGAATGCTTCCATCCGTTCTTATTTATACCCCAGCCGGTTATGTTTCCGATATTGTGGTATTCGCAGAGCTCTCTTCTGATAGCCTTACCTAGCTTCGAGGATTCCCTGATCTGGACTGACACCGAGCAATTGTATTTATCATTCAGTAATTCCATAAATGACTTAGGTGTGATGTTCATAATTTCTCTAAGATTTTTAGAGATACTTTGAAAATGTTTTGATGGTCTTCGATCTGCTCCTTTATTCGACATTATGTAAATCTCCCTAGGCAGTGATAGAATTTTAATAAACCACCAATGTCCCGCTGCCCTTCTCGGTTCTTGGCTATCTCGTAATACATTTTTGTATAAGGTCCTTTGTCATCAATTTCCTTGGAGGATTCAAAGTCCCCATCGGTTGGATACATTAGAAGCACGATGTCAGCATCGTTCTCAATGTCCCCGGAATCCTTGAGGTCATACAGCTTGAGCCTACCGTTCTTGGCTCCCTCTCGGTTCACCTGAGCGAGTAATATAACGGCTATATTTAAATCAATAGCCATCTGCTTTATCTTGTGAGAGATGTCGGCTATACCTTCAGCCTTACTCATCCTAGAAGAAAAGGGGATGAGTTGTAAGTAATCAATCACGAGTAACTTTACTCCGTATTTGTTAACGAACTGCCTGGTTTGACTACAAAGATCATCGGCACTCTTGACCGCGTGAGATGTATATATGGGTAACTCCGCGAGCTGATTAACAGTCTCGGTTACTCTAGCCATTTGCTTATCCGTGGCTACGTTGTCCTCCACGTTACGAATGTTGACTCCAGATATTACTTGGGTCAAACGCTTTGTCAGTTGCTTCTGTGGCATCTCCAGTGAGAAGATACCGCAGTGATGACCGTCCTTCTTGACTGCCTGTAGTGCAATGTATAGGGCCAGGGCGGACTTACCACAGGATGTGGGAGCAGCGATGGTCATAACCTCACCAGCGGCGATGCCTCGATTGCCTAAGTAATCATCGAACTTATTAGTATGAGTCTTTACTACGTCGGGTTCGTATTCGCCGGACTGCATCTTCTTTATATCCTCAAGTAATTCCTTGGCGGATTCGCCTATCTTTACTTTGGATTGGCTGGCCAGTGGTCTAGACAGCAGGGTGTTCTCCAGCTCGGAACGAATCTCGTCGTAGCTCCTTGTCTCGGACTCAACTTCTTCGACGGCCAGTCGGCACGAACGCATAAGCTCACGGAGCTTTGATTTTTCTGCCACTATATGCGCAAAGTATGAAGCCTGAGCGGGCGTAGAAGCCTTGTCCGTTATGGCAAGTAGCCCGGCTATCCCGCCGACCTCATCAACCCCCCTGAGGGTCTTCAGGTGCTCAAGAACGGACACGTCATTCAAGGGCTTGCCTTGAAGTGCTAGTGCTCCGATTGTTTCAAATAGTAATTGGCATCTCTGCAAATAAAAATCGCCCGACTGGACGATTTGAGTAACGGAATCGTAGACTGATGTATCCTCTTCGAGTAAGCAAGATGCAATTAATCCTTCCTCCGCCTCAGCATTATGTGGTTGCTGATGGACCAGTAGTTCCAATTCGTCTTGATTCATTCTCAACTGTGGACAAAAGAGAGCGAAGCAATTGACCCAAAGCGTTGTGCTTTATTCTTATTTCTTTAGGTAATTTCAGGGCATCAATCTCGTTGTGAATGTTGAGGGATACCTCTGCGGCTTCTATAATTTTTGTCATTTTTTGTTAGTATATTTGTGAAGTTAAGAACACTTGAACCCCCCGCCGGTTTGCGGAGAGCCAAGCATTCTAGCACAAGGACTTACTTCTTTTCTTCTCTTTCGAGCATCCCTATGGCTATCAATGAGTAGCCAATCAGGTCACGAAAAATGTCCTTGGATTGATCGCCTTTGGTGGTAACTTTTAGCGACCCATCTGAACAGAAAGCCTTAGCTCTCTGGAATTTGTCCTGCATACGGATGCAGATACCTGTAAGGGGGTGAACACCGAACTCAGTAGAAGCGTCAAAGTTAGCGAAGGGATTATCGCAAGTCTTGCCACCCGTGTAATCCGAGTTCTTGTTGGCGGTCATCGCCAGGATGGAATCAATTTCCTCCTGACGAAACTTATCCCACCAAACCTTATCGCATAAGGTGTCCAAGTTAGCCATCCTTAGAAGGGTGAGTCATCACTCGCTGGCACAGTTGCCGCAGCTGGAGCATTTGAAGTAGCTTTTGCTGGTGCGTCAGCGGGGTTAACTGCTAGTGACATAAAAGACAGACCGCTTTTAGCGACCTTCTTCCATCCTTTGAGGTAGTAGGTCTTACCCTCTACGTCAATCTTCCCGTTGTAATCAGGTTGATTGGGTTTTTCTTTACGGTCATTCACGAAGAATGTCCCGGTGTTGGTGTTATCGTATTCAGCCATAGTTATTATTGGTTGGTTAGAATTCAGTTGTTGTAACAACTGGTAGAGATTTGCTCTTGCCGTGAGTGTTTGTTGCATCCGCATCCTTGGTATCGTCGATAGCAAAGAGTCCATTGAGGGCATACTTACGAGCATAGGAACTAGCGGAGCCAGTAATCTGAGCATCGTCCATACCCTTCTTTACTTCAGCCTCACGAGCGAAGGCTGTTGTTAATGCGATAGGATCGGAGTGCGACTCGTGAACAGTCGCTGTTGCTTTAACGTATACTCTGCCACCGACCTCAACGATTTCATCGCTGACTGTTAGGAAGCAATTGTATTTATTCAATAAAGGCTTAACGGCCTCTAGTATATCTTCGGCGGACCTGTAGGAGTAACCACCGAACTTATTAGTCTGTCCCTTCGGAGCCTTTAGCTCGGACTGGATGGACTGCATTATCTTTACTGTATTATCTTTGGTCATAATAGTTTTTGGTTAGTTCACGATACAGTTTGCATCGTTCTTTTTCATTGGAGCAGGACTCAAGTTCTTTCTTGGTCGCTCCTAGAACTCTTAATTCAACAACCTGTTCGGCGGCTGTCAATGAATTTTTAAATTTTTTTGTAAGTTGTATAAGTCCAACGGGGTGAAGGACATCCAAGGTTTCTTGTTCGAGGTAAGCAGCCATAGCGTCGAGGACACCAGGCAAATGTTCCTTGTCACCCTTGCACATTCTCAGATAGAAGTTCTCCACCTTGCCAAGTAAGCTGTTTGCTTGTCTGGATATAACACCGCGAACCAACCCGGTCTGGTGGTCGTGGTCAAGAACCCAATCGTCTTTCTTTGAGGCCAGGATAGGACAGCACAGGGGCTTGTGCTTCTCCCTGAATTCTTTGATTTTATTTTGAGGAAGATACGTCATATTTTTTCATCCATTCTCTGATACTTTTTTCGGATAAGCCACCGAGTTCTGCCTGTATTTCTTTGTATGTCAAGCCCTCATTTCTTAACTGATAAGCTCTGCTTGCGAACTCCTTCTTTTGTTCATCGGTAAATCGTATGCCTCGCCTGGTTGTATTGTCATTGCTAATTAAACCCAAGCGTTTCATTCGATCAAAGCCTTTGGCCTTGCACTCACGGAGGAACTTGTTTCGAGAAATCATTTCATCGAAGTCCTTATCGTTGTGATGTGCTTCCAACAAATCGAGTGTGCTTGTTATTGAATTGATGTCGTTCATTCTAATTCTTGTTGTTTGATTGATAGTATTTGCCCGGTCGCACCGCGCTTGAATACGCAGAATCCTTTTTTGTCGGGAACTTTTTTTAGTATATGTTTCAATGCTGACTTCTCATCATTAGCCCACTTAGAAGTTCTTCCTACGTAGCCATCAGGCATACCGTTCATTGTGTATTTAATCTCGTATTGATTCATTTCATACGGAGCAGCCAGTAAAGTTCAGCGCACTTCTTCGCTACCTTTATTCCCTTCTGCATATCGCTTTCCTTCCAGTCCTTGTGATGATGCTTCTTGGTATCGCAATCAATCACAACGGAACGACAGGCTGGTAAGTAATCCAGCCCGTGCTCCTTCATCAACATAAATGATTCAATGGCTAACTGTTGGCAGTCCTTTGGGTAAGTCTTAGCCTTGCCCTTGGTGTTAGTCCTGCACTTGTAGTCCGCTAAGAATAGCTGACCATCGGAATCGTGACCGATGAAGTCCACGCTACCGGCGATCTTGATTCGGTTACTTGCTACGATCTTCTCACAAGCGATTGGCTTAACGCCTTCAGCGTGAATCCATTCGACGAATGGTGTAGCCCACTCGTCCCAGACACTAGCCTCGGGCTGTTGGTCTGAGTAAAGGAAGTTGTAATCAACGTGCTCCTCAATGACCTTGTGAACAGTGGTGCCGAACTCCGAGGACTCAATGGTGTCACCAGTAATAGGGTGCTCCCTCGTTCCGTATGTTAGACGCTCGATGTCCTGCCACGCGAGGTGCGGGAACTGTCGGGCCAGGGATGTAATCATCTTGGGTTTGTAGATACTATCCAAGAAGGCATCCTTGACGATGCCGAGGACAGTAGTAACGGATGGGTAGACTTTTGTTTTCTTCTTAGCCTGAGCGGGGGTAGTTATGTCACCCTCGAACTCAGGATCGGATACGTCAGTGCAGTTATAGAAGTGCGCCATTATAGTTCCTCCTGGTCCATCACGTATTCGATTGCTTGACGAAGGGACTTCGCACTAATGCCATCGCAGGTCATTGAAACTATCGGGTCAAAGAATCCTTCCTTGTGGATTTCACAAGTGTTAATACTGCCGTCAATGTCCGCTTGCCAGATGTGTGTTAGACCCTGGTCAGCGAAGTAATCAAAGACTTCTTCGGTCTTTCTTGGTGGTAACTCACTGTGTTCAACGACTTGAATTGCGGAGGCAATCTCGTCGGCTAAAGCAGGAGATGTCTTGGCTTGGTGCTCAAGTTCCTGCGCTACTTCGTATGCGTTGTCCTTAGTTATGTTCATCATTGTGTTAGTTTATGGATTAGAGTTGCTAGTAAGACTGAACCCCCGACTCCGAGGATGCAACAGAAAACTACAACGGCGGAATAAAAAACATCTTTACCGCCTTGGACTAATTCTTCGTATTCATTTTTCTTCATATTATTTATTGGTTACTCTTTGGATTAAAGTTACGAATGCCTTGGCGGCAGTCTGATTGACAACACCGTTGCCTAGCAATCGGAGTCGATCCACTCGGTTGGTAGTTGCGTCCACCCCACGGGTAGTCCCATCAGATGCTCGACCCAGTTCGGATTCAGCTTGCCCGTTGCTTTCCCGCAATGACCCGCTATGTCCTCCTCCAAGTTGGACTTCTTCCGATTGGCTAGATGCTCGCGGTTCTCCTCCGTTATCTGAGGATGAACCTTGTTGGCTCTTGGTGTCGGCCACGACTCTTGGCTCTTCCCACTCGTGTTGGTGCTCGCCCGGTCTTGAAGGCCATCTTGATGGAAGACTGCTCGTGGTAACTGGTCTACTCTGCCCAGTGCCTTGCCATCCCTCTCTGTGCTCATCCCCGCCGTGTCCTTCCAGTCCCGAGCTGATGCCGTTGGCCAGTTCTGCGGTTGCATTACTTCCTCTCTGAGGTTCTTGCATCCACCCTTCTTGGCTTTTGCGCTCCTCTCCGATGGCATCCGAACATCTGTCCTGACATCCGTCACTTGAGGAGTCGCCCACTTCTTCCGCTCCTCGTAAGTCTCGACTGCATCCCTTAGCTTCGCCCCGAATGTTTGATTGCTCCTGTGCCTCTTGCTCTTGAAGCCCTGGTCTGTCATCTCTGTCTGGATGCGTCCGCCCTCCGCGTCCGATGTCCTCGCTGTTGGCCATCCCAAGGATGAAGACTCGCTTTCTCTGATGAGGTGCGCCGACTTCTTCCGCTGAGAATACTCCTGCCGTTGCTCGGTAACCCAGTCCTTCCAACTCTCGGAGGACATATTTGAGAACTGATTCTCCGTCCCCTGTCTTAGCTGAGATGATTCCTCCAACGTTTTCGAGGAAAACAATTCGAGGTTGGCAGTCCCTGATTCCATCTCTGATGTATGGGAACAGGTGTCTAGGGTCATCAGTTGCTTTACGTTGTCCTGCACAACTGAAGGGTTGGCACGGGAATCCGCCAGATAGGATGTCCACTTGTCCACGAAACTTTCCGTAAGGGAATTGTTTAACGTCCGTGAAGACAGGTGCCGCATCCAGTTCTCCCGCTTCCATCTTTGCAACCAGGTTCGCGACAGGGAATCCTTCCCTCTCCACGAAAGCGATTTCTCGCAGGTTTGGGAGAACTCTTCGGAGTCCAAGCCCAATGCCTTCGTATCCTGAACAAAGGCTGATGTGTGTAATTGCTTTGGTAGTATCCACATTTTATCTTTCTATTTTAGTATTGTTTTTTTTTCTTGACAGGGTGTCAAATTGAAGGCCTACCATAGGGAAGTCTTCCGTTGGTAGTCAATCCCTAAGTAAGTAATTTTTTATATAAAAAATATTTGGACATAGGGACTGGCTACCATAGGGTAGGCTACCATAGGGTAGGGTCAACACTCCGCCGTGAAGTGGCATTCCCCGTGGTCTTCAAGGCATTTGAGAATCCTCTCACCAAGGGCTAGGTCAGCGTAGTCCCTAACCTCTTCGCGGGTGATGTTACTCTTGTCCAAGTCATCTTGGCTATACGAGTCCACCTTATCAAAGAAGCCGTGAACCTTGTCGTAGTCCAGCCTGCTTCTAATCTTTTTGATGCCGGACTCAACGGCGGGTATGTTTTCTTCGTAGAAGTAGTATTCCAGTAATTCAGGCGCACATCCTTCGACACCGAACTGGTCGGCGGCATTGGATGATTGCACAGCAACCCAGAACTTTCCTTCTATATCTCCGTTGTAGTATCTTCCCATATTGTTTTCCTTTCTCTTGTTATGCGTTAGTAGTGTAGTTAATTCCACCGCCGATGACAACTGGAACGAATCGCTTGATGCCTGCCTCGGTGGTTACGAATTGGTTGAATCCATCGACTGTCTCGATGATGAAGGGACGCTTTGGTGCGCGCACCTTGTATCCTCTGAGGTGGTATAGTTGCCCGGTCTTAGGGTCTTTGAGCTTGGCTCCAAGCCACTCCTTGGGTATGCCTAGTAGCTCGTGGTTCTCGTTGAGATACCTCTCCTCCTTCGATATCGGTCTACCCGTTGCTGACAGGAGTTCAACCTCAAGTTTGAAGGTGGCACTATCACTTGAGAATGATCCTCCACCCATACGTAGTGATAACCCAAGCCTTTCTCCGATGGAGGCTAGCTCAGTATCCAGTTCTGATCTGATGTCCTTGCAGACATTGCGGTCAATCTTATCTATGCGTTCTGTATTCATTAGTAGTATTTGTGTTATTGTTATACCATTATTCCTAGAGTAGGAATGAATAGTTCAAATGGTTCCTTGGTCTTGTGAATACCAAGTAGTTCATACTGTCCCTCGATGAACTCGTAGATATTCATCTGAGCGTTCGGGTCCAGGCCGTGCATCTTATTGAAGCGATACTTGCGAGCCTTGAGTTCTTCGGCGTTGTCAAAGGGCTTCCCGTTACGGCTACCCTTGCTTGTTCTGATTATTGTAGTATATTTTTTATTGCTCATCGTTTATCTGTTGTTCGATTGCGTCATTGACGATCATTATGTCCTCCTTTGATAGAGAATTGATTGGTATTTCTTTGTATTCATTGGAGTCCGTCAAGTAATGGACTCGCATAATTTGTATGTGCTCGATGCGAACTTCCTTCCAACTCTCAGTAACCCATTGGTTACCGCATTCGGAACTGCACTCGCACTCCATTAGGTGCCAATCCACATCGGCATCAATCAAGAACGTCTTGTCCCTGAGTTCTAATTCTATTTCTACTTCTTCCATATGTATCCTTATTGTTCATTATTCATAAAGTTCTTCAATCTTTTTCTGGTTCTTTCTTATGTGATACTGAGCTTCGCTTACCTTATCCATCCAGTAGCGAATGGTTCTGAGGTAGCTCTCCTCGGCTTGTTCTTTTTTCGACAGGTTCAGTATGTCGCTCATCTTTTTTGAGGAAACAACTGGAGAGAATATCTTTTTTAATTCTTCCTGTTGATTGCTGATGTTGTCGATTATTTCTGATATATGTTTTGTATCACTCATTTATAGTTCTCCATTTTTGTTAGTAAGTAGCTGAGAGTTTCGGTCAAGTCAGCCCGGACTTTCTTTAAGTCCTGAAGCATCTCGTAGTTCTCATTCTCTTGGTCACTCGTTTGGTTCAGCCTCTCAATGCGAAGCCTTAGTTCGTAGTTCCTGTCCTGTTGCTTCTGTAACTCATCCATCAAGTCCCTGTTGCGTTGGACTAGCCCATCGTATATGCCCTCGTATGCCCTTGGGTTCTCGTATGATACGTTAGCCTTGGGTCGCACGTAGATTCGTATCTCTTGGGATTCATCAAGTGGTATGCTTGGTCGGTTACCCCAAGGTGTCTTGGGTTTCGAGCCACGCAGGACCAGCTTGTAAGAGCTACCGCATTTCTTGGCGTTCTCTCGCATTTGTTTAATGGTCTTCCACCCATCCTCGTTGTTCTCTACCTTCATCAGGTAGTCGTGTTTCTGTTTCTTTATCTGTTCCATTTTTCTTTTATTGTTACCCATACTATGGCTTGTAGTTCATAGCCCTTCAGCTTGTGCATCCGTGCTATATCTAAAGTGATACCCTCGACCCGCTTGTATTGTAGCTTGGTAGGGCTTTCCTGTGTCAATGTGATGCCTTCCCGTGGCCGTGCTAGGCTAGCTCGCATATGCCACTTGTCTATCGTCACGTGGTTAGCTGACTTGTTGCCTACGTTCATTGCAAATGAGTGCGTCTTCGGTGATTTCTCAGTGATATGTTCGCCTTGCGTTAATATATTCCAGGCTTTGTCCTTGTTGTCGTGGTAAGTGCATATCTTCAATCCTTTCCACGTATCGTGGCCGTCCCTGTAATGCGATATCATTTGTTCCGCATCGAACTTGTTACGCTTCCATTGATTGTTCGGTGATAGTGCTGAGATTACTCCCGCGGCTGTCCGCCGTGTGACTTTGTAGTCCCGTGCTAGCTTATTAGAAAAGCGCATTGCATCATCATACCAAGTCATACCTGCTTCGATATTTTCCGGCGATGCTCGCTTGTGCCAACGCTTTATATTGTTGGCGATTTTTATGTCAGTAGTTTCAGTTAGTCTTTTCATTTTTGTTGGATGAATGTTTCGCACAATGCCTTTAGTGTTTCAAAGCTCGTGCATTCTTTCAGGATAATTCCGTGTTCTTCCTCGAAGTATTCCATAAAACTTCGCTTGTCCCTATTCAGGTATTTATCCCATAGGCTCCATATTTCAAATGCTTCGTCGAATGTCTTCATACTATTGATGCCCTGATTTGGGTCGTAGGAGTGAATGAAAGTCCGAGACTTTCTAGGGTGATACTTGATACAATCTTGGATTGTTTTACCACGATTGGTTTGCGTTTCGTTACTACCTTATTGGTAGATTTTACAAGCGACTTGCTTCTTGCTCGCTTGGCTTTCTTATAATCCCAACTCCAGTCATTGGATTGGGGAAGCGTAGCGGAATCCCGCCATTGGCAACTTGAGTTTTTTGTTTTCATATTAACAATTCTAGAATCTTGTAACAATCCCGAATGGATTGCTAACGCCCGTCGCTACGTGAAAGCGTTCTAGAGTATCAGGGCTTGCGGTTTTCAGTAGTAGTTTTTTTTCATCTTACTAACCGCATTCAAGACAGTGATTTGTCAGATCATTTATCTATCGAATTAAAGTAGCTACCCTACATTCAGGGCTTCCCTATCGGGATTCAAATTCATTTTCGTTGGCTGGCGTAACCGATTTGCGAATCGGATCAAAGCGATCTCAACTTGAAATTTAATAACTTAAAAATTCCCAAAACGAGCAATTCCCATAACCCTTGCGAGCCCGCCTATCAATTACTAAGTCAGCGTTATTAATAAGAATGCACATAAAATGACTTATGACAAGCGAATTTATGCTTATTTAATGCTTTTATATCACTTTATTCTTTAGCTAATTCTGGATGGTTTCAGTATAAGCGTTGCTAATTCTAGGGCCCTACAAAGCCCGGACTAGTATACAAGTGTTCACTAAAAAGAGGGTCTGTGGGATAGGGCTACAAGGCATTTAAAACGATTGCGAATACCCTAACCCCAACCCAATACCCAACCCCATACAGGGCAACCTAGGCACCTTGCTGGCTGAGATAGATTTTTCAGCAAATTTGAAGCACAAAATCGGGTAGATGTTCGATATAAGCTATTCTAATTCTAGTCAATCCCAGTATTAATCCATCACCCTTCACGAAAATAAATAGTGCTCTTATGTGCACCTGCCTGCCCGTCCGCCTGGACCATTAGCCGGGCTTATGCTACCCGGATTTACTATTAGCTCCGCTTATAGCCTACTGGTATACTGAACAAGTGTTCACCTGTCCAGCTGGAAGTAGTTGCGCTAATGCTGGCAGAAACTGGTATTAGTTTTTCTAATGGGTGGGGGCGGTCGGACTGTGGCGGGACACGCAATGTATATATATAAAAGGGACACCTTAAAAAAATAATCCTCTCATAGCCCTTACCTGTGGTAGCCCTACCCTCGGTAGCCATACCCTCTGTTTCCCCTACCCTTGGTAGCCCTTCCTTGACTGCCCTTTTTCGTTATGACGCGCTCACTTGGGGTTCGCGTCACTCATAATATATTTAATATCCTTAAGGCTTGGAAACCCTATGGTAGGGAGTATAACATATGGGCTGACTACCGTGTCAAGTAAAAAAGTCTTGACAGTCAGTATATAAGTTATTCTAATGCTGAACAGATGGAGGATAAGTCAAAACAGGAACAACAGGATTTGATACAGCAGATCAAGGAAAGCATTCACGAGATTGCTTCCGACAAACAGATCCATAGTATCAAGAGCCTAAGCGTCTATGACCCCGACAAGGTAGCCAAGTTACTCTATCTATACAGCACGGGTTCTAGCCAGACTAGGCTCGTGCGTAAATACGGATACGACAGGGAGACTGTTATCTCTGTTCTGGCGGATTACGCTGACCATATGGGTAAGTTCCGGGAACTCAGTGGTAGGATCGCGGCGAAGAACTACTTGAACCTCTCTAGCTTGGAGGAAGATTTAATAGAGAAAGTTCGTGACCGAATGGAGAATGACCCCGAAATGGAGGTATCCTTCCGGGACTTGAAGGAACTATCAATAGCTAAAGCTAACTCCGCCAGGGAAGCCCTCACGGCCAGGGGCGAGGCTACGCAGATTACTGAGGAGCGCAAGGTGTATACTCAGGATGAATACGAGGCTACTATACAGGCGGCCAGGGAACGGATAGAGAAAGCTAAGATAATAGATGCGGAGGTAAAGGATGCCTAGATCAATAATGGATGACAGCTATGACCCAATATACGAGCAAGTAAAAGGAATACTCGGCGAGCACTTCGAGCATTACTGCTTCATAGTAATGGATGATATGGGTGAAGTATTCTTTGATTACGACCACCTGCCCGCTGGTAGAATGCTTCTAAGCGAAGCTGGCGAGGAGATGCGGATTGATAACCCAGAGGTTGATATTGAATGGGAGTTCGAGGAGCTGGATGAGGACGATGACTCCGAGGATTATTATTAATGCTTATAATAGAAATTCTACAATTAGTTACTCTATCTGCACTACTGGGTGTATGTGTATCTATGTTTGTTGATTACTACACGAAGTAATGCTTATTGATTTTACAAAGCACCCAATCCTCAAAGCCCCTACGGACGAGGAGATAATCCTTCTGGGTGAAGCTGACCCCAGGCTCCTGTCGGACTTGCACGAGGCTCACGAGGGGCGTATACGTGCAGCTGAGAGTGATCCCTTACGTCACGGCTTTGACCTGCCTGGGTGGGGTCGTATGCGGGATGCTATTGAGAAATACGACGAGGTTATTACCTTCGGTGGTAATAGAAGTGGCAAGACAACGGGCTGTGCCAAGATGGTTATGCAGGCCGTTACCGAGAATCAGGACGGGCACGTTGTGTGCTTCAGTCAGAACGCGGATACATCCGTGAAGGTTCAACAAGCGGCAGTCTGGGAAATGATGCCCAAGGAGTTCAGAAGGAAGACAAAAGGGATTGAAGGATATATTAATTTCAGTATGCAGAATGGCTTCACTGGCTCTAGTTTCATATTTCCTGATACTAGAACTAGGGTGGACTTCAAAACCTATACGCAGTTCAGTAACAATCAGACCATCCTTGAGGGCTTCGAGTTCGGGTTCAAGAACTCCGAGAGGCTGAACATAGGTGCCTGGCTGGATGAATACCTAGGGGATGCAGCGTTAGTTAATACACTTCGCTTCCGTCTAGCTACACGGGACTCCAAGATGATCCTAGGGTTTACACCCATTGATGGATACACACCCTTTGTATCCGAATACCTGAAGGGCGCAGAGACACTGGAGACTAAGAACGCAGAGCTTCTGGGTAAAGATGTTCCAGTTCAGCAATACAGCCCTGAGCGAGATGCTGGGATAGTATATCTGCATTCGGATGAGAACCCCTTCGGGGGATATGATCGTATAGCTAAGGACTTAAAGAACTCCAGCGAGGATCAGATAATGGTTCGTGCCTACGGATTACCTACGAAGTCAATGACTTCACTGCTCCCTAACTTTACTCCTGAGCTGAATGTAGTAACAGATGAGCCCAACAAGCACGGCATTAAGTTCCCGGACAAGGATTCCTTGACTTGGTATCAGATAGTTGACCCCGCATTTGCCCGTAACTACGTTGCTCTCTGGGCTGGAGTATCCGAGGAGGATGAGATATTTATACGAAAGGAGTGGCCCGACAGGGACACATACGGCGAATGGGCGTTGTTCGGTGACCCCAAGTGGAGATACGGACCCGCTTCCAAGAAGATTGGCTACGACGTAGAAGGATACGTGGAGTTATTCAAAGAAATAGAGGACGATCTCGGCATAGATGTAATGGAACGCATCGGGGACTCAAGGTTCTTCGCTAAGGAGAATGAAAACAATGTTGATCTCTTTACTAGATTCTATGACTACGGTATGAGCTTCCTGCCGTCCGATGGTCAGACTGAGCAGATTGGTTGCACAGCACTGGACGAGTGGTTCAATTACAACCCTAACTTCGACGTGGATGAAGCCAATAGACCAAGGTGCTACGTGCACCAGGACTGCGGGAACTTAATAGAAAGTATTATTAACTACAATTCACAAGGTAAATCCGATGAAGCCCTGAAGGACTTCTTTGATGCTCTTAGATATTTTAGAATGTCAAATGCTGGAATGGGTCCGGATTACTTTACAATAAACGAAATGCAAACAACAACTAGAGCACAAGGAGGTTACTAATGCCTAAAAAAAGATTAATACAGATTGCAAGCGAACAAGAGGTGGAGTTCGAGGAAGCTATGCGAATAGCTGAAGAAAAACTACCAGAGGGTTCATTAACAGGAACAGGTAAGAACACTTGGGTAACCGAAGAAGGCACAGCTATTCTTGAGGATTCCTTAATGATTGAGGAAATTATACCCAAGCATTACCTAGGTCAAGTCCTAGGAGAATGCCCGAATCCTAGATATAACTACGTATACAATAAAGATATTGGCAAGAAAGTTCCTATGCTTGTTCCCAGAAAGTGGCAGGGTAAGTTAATAGGTAAGGTAGTTACCTTTGAGGCAATATCGGACAACAAAGGAACGAGTTACCGCTATGTGCGAAAAGGAAAGTGATATTACCCTAAATCGCAATTGGTGCAGGGAACAGGTTGATAGGTTCGCAGCTTGGGAAATGCTTAGACGGTATGTATTGCACGAGACAAGGGTTCCAATGACAAATGCAGAGCTATGTGAT